TCCGGGAACAGGATACCGGAGTGGCGATTCTGTGAGTATTCCGGCAGCAGGCCAAACTATTACTCTCACGCTGAGCACCGACGAACGGAACGTACTAATTGAAAACCAGAACCCATTTGATGCAATTACAGACTTCCCACTATATGACGCAGAGCGCACCAGCCACATGGATGGACCAGAGCACGAGGTTGTTTATGTCAATGAGCAGCTAGCCCAGTCTTCAATTCAGTATGACTACTTGGCGATTGCCGGACTCCGTATAAACAGCTCAAAAGAGTGGTCAAACTTTAGCTCGCTGTCTGCTTTTATTAAGTTGGGCACCCGTGTGGACCGCCTTCTTACATCCAGCTTTCAAGCAACCAACCTACTACCTGAGATCGCCTATGCCCTTCTTACTGACCCCGTTATTGGCGCTGGTGTGTCTATCGGTGTCCAGCAGGTAGATAGGGACCGCATGACACTTGCGGCGCAGTTCTGCCAAGCAAATAACTTTACTTGGGATGGCGTCATTAGCGACCGCATCAACCTGAGAGAATGGATCTACGAGCAGGCTGGGTATTGTCTGCTGGACTTCACAATCCTTGGCGGTCGTTTCAGTTTGGTGCCATCAGTGCCATACACGACTGGTTATGCCATCGACCCCGAAGGCAAACCGGTAGTGAAAGCTCTGTTCACTGACGGCAACATTCGGAACATGAAGGTGGCCTGGTTGAGCCCTGAGGAGCGCCGCTTGTTCAAAGCCACTTGTCTGTGGCGGCAGGACAAGGATAACGGCTTCCCTGAAACCAAGGTCATCAGCGTTCGGTTAGCAGACTACGAAGGAGGCAGCGAGGGCGACCCGGAGGAAACCTTTGACATGAGCGGATGGTGCACGACGCAGGAACACCCGCTGACCTTTGCTCGTTATGCACTGAAGCTACGGCAATTAGTTGATCACAGCATCACGTTTGAAACAACACCCCAGGCTGCGATGAACTTGGCGCCAGGTGAATACTTCAGGCTGGTTTCCGAGGTAACGCACACCAGCCGCTTTAATAATGGCAGCATTTCTCCGGATGGTGTCATCCAAAGCCAAGATCTGCTAAATGGCGACTATCCAATCCTCTTTTGGACCCCTGGAATGACGGCGGTTCAAAGCGGAACACTAACGGCTACAAATGGTCGCACCACGCAAACGGCTCTGTTCGGCACCGTATTTGCATTGAACAACACGACTACCACCAACCGGCTTTACAAGGTTGAAACGCTTTCCTACAGCGAGGAAGGTCTGGTCGAAGTTGCAGGAAGCTATACACCCCTTACGGATCGCGGAACGCTAGCCGTTTTAGACTGGGGGGACAATGAAATGTTTGTCATTGAGACCTACTGATGCCGCCTGGAGCTCACTTTGTTACCCCCAGCGGCTTCATTGTTGAAAGTTCCTAAGCTGACGTAAGCCAGCGCATAACCATGCCCGCTCTGTTCCCCGCTATACGACCAACAAGCCGCAGTTATCGTCCTGGCAAGTTTCCCCAAGTTGAATTTCGTGCGCTAAACGGCGCCACTACTATTATCCGCTACGGTCAAAAACCATTTGATTCGGAGCTTCGACTAACTTTCGCCAATATCACAGATGCTGAAGCCGCACAAATCGTAGATCACTACGAAGAGCGCATGGCGCTGTTTTCTAATGTGACATTTAGCGCTAGCAATATTTTGGCAGGGCTCGGGTCAGCGTTATCCGACCAAGTCGCAGAACTTGGCACAGGTCTCATCTGGCGCTACGCCGAGCCTCCACAGGTTGAAAGTGTCTACCCAGGCGTGAGCACAGTCACTTGTCAATTTACGGGCTACTTAGACGGTGCCTAGAATGAGGCCATCGGCATTGACGACTCATGGCTTTTTACAGCGGTCTTAGCGGGCAGCTTTACCTTGGCTCTACCAAGATTGGTAAAGTGCAAAACTGGTCACTTAATGTATCGCAGGCTGTATTGGAAACAACCTGCCTTGAGGACACTGATCGCACATTGATCAATGGTGTGCGGAGTGCGACTGGAGGATGTCGAGTGTTCTACCATTCTGATGGTACAGCTACTAACTTCATCAGCAATCTCATTAAGTCTGGCGGCACCAGTGCAGAAGACGGCGTAGCTGCACAGTCTGATGTTGTCACCTTCAAGCTGCATGTTGATAGCACCAAGTTTATTCAGGTTTACGCTTGGATCACTGGTGTAAGCATGAGCATGGCAGTCGGGGAAGTATTCGCCGTTGATGTTATTTTTGAAGTGACAGGTCAGGTCATCAGCTCAAGCCTCTGATGTCGATTTACCTTGGATATACCGGGTCAGTTGAGCTGAATCGGGATTCTACAGATGCACCGCTGGAGACCACACTAGATCCAAGCGATGTCAATGTATCGCGTCGTCGGTTTTCGGTTGATTTTCGCGCTAATGCGTTAATCACTGGAGACCGCGTTGAGATCGCAACTGTAGACGGATCAAATCTGCAGTTGGTAGATGGACACACCTATCCAGATGGTCAGTGGTATGTTCACCTAGACGCTGCAGGTGGTTTGCGACTTTATGATAGCTTCCAAGCATCACTCTCCGGAGCGCAAGACGATGCTGTCACATTGATTGCACCTAGCGCAGCGCAGGCTATTACGATTCAAACTAAAAACGATCGCTATAGATTTATGGCGAAAATTAGAGATTTTGAATTGACGACAACGAGAGACACTATTGACCTGACATCTCTTGGCAATGAATTCCGTAGTCAGTACGAACAAGGACTGATATCAGGACAAGGCACATTGAACTGTTTCTGGGAGAGTTCTATAACAACTGGGTGCGCTAATTATGCAGTAAACGTAGTTGAGTTCCCCTCGTATTTGGCTCGCCTTGTTATTCGCATCCAACAAGGTGCTGATTTTAATGGACGTTTCTTTATCTATGCTGGAACAACAGGAAGTTCCACCGAGAGCGTCTGGTACGAGGCAAAGTGCATTATTACCAATGTCGCCGTCTCTGTTTCAAGCGAAACTGCGATTGAAACCCGCATTGACTTCGTGACATCTGGCGACATCGTGCTAAAGCAAGGGCGGTCACCTGCTTACATCCTGCAAGAAGACAGCTCTTACCTGCTGCAGGAGGACAGTAGTCGCTTGCTTCAGGAGACCTAAACTGTGCCTAAGCGCTCTGCAATCTAGAGGAGTAAGACCTTGCCAGATCTTGAGATCTCAAATCTGCCAGTCCTTAGTGCGGCATCGCTGCAAGCCACGGATCCTGTCGCCATTGCTGACCTGTCGGCAGCCGAAACGAAAAAGATCACAGTTAAAGACCTGCTCGAGGGCGGCTTCGACCTGGTTGCTGACGCGACCATTCCGGCAGCAAAAATTGCAGGCAGCACCATTGGAGTGGGCAGCGTCGATACCGCTGAACTTGCCGATCTAGCAGTCACCACGGCAAAAATCAACACCGACGCGGTAACTTTTGCCAAGATTCAAAACATCAGTACTGATGTTTTACTCGGTCGCGCCAGTGCAGGCACTGGTGATGTAGAGGAGATTGTCTGTACGTCGGCGGGTCGTGCACTACTTGATGACGTAAGCGCCGCTGCTCAACGCACCACCCTTGGGCTGGGTACGCTAGCCACTCAAGACGGCACATTTAGCGGCACTAGCTCTGGTACCAACACGGGTGATCAGACCATCACGTTGACCGGTGATGTTACTGGCAGTGGTACTGGCACTTTTGCCGCAAGTTTGTCATCTGGATCAGTTGACACAACCGAGCTTGTTGATGGTGCAGTCACCTACGCAAAAATCCAAGACACCAGCAATACCAACATCATCCTTGGTCGCGCATCAATCGGTGCTGGCACGCTTGAGGAAATCACCTGTACTGCAGCAGGTCGCGCATTATTGGATGACGCTGATGCAGCAGCACAGCGTATTACTCTCGGCCTCGGTGATCTAGCAACATCAACCGGAACCTGGGTCAATGGCTCCAGCTTCAGTGGTACGAGCAGCGGCACTAATACAGGCGATCAAACGATCACGCTGACTGGCGACGTAACAGGTAGTGGCACCGGTTCATTTGCTACATCAATAGCAAACGGAAGCGTTACTGAAACCAAGATTTCAAACAATGCTGTCACCTACGCAAAACTTCAATCTTCAACCAGTGGCAATGTTTTGCTTGGTCGCGCCGTTAGTGCCGGCACGATTGAAGAAATCACGTGCACTGCCGCTGGTCGCGCTTTACTGGATGACGCTGACGCCGCTGCTCAACGCACTACGCTCGGCCTTAGTAGTCTCGCAACTGCAACCGGAACCTGGGTCAATGGTTCCAGTTTCAGCGGCACCAGCAGTGGCATCAACACAGGCGATCAAGTAATCGCATTGACTGGCGCCGTAACAGGCACCGGAACCGGCAGCTTTGCGACAAGCATCAGCGCTGAAGCCGTAGGAACTACTCAGCTCGCAGACGCCTCAGTTACCTATAGCAAAACTAATTTCGTTGATGGCTCAATTCCGGGCGCAAAAATTCAAACTAACAGCATAACTTCACTACAGCTTGCAGCTGGGTCTGTTGGTGCCAATGCACTAGCCGCCAACTCAGTTGACACCAATGCGCTAATTGATGGCAATGTCACCGACATCAAGCTCGCAAGCGGCATTGATGGCGCAAAACTTAGCTCTGATACGGTTACAGCAGCCAAAATCCCAGCAGCATCACTAGATCGTGGTTTAGACAAAACGACGGGCAGCATTGGGCACACCAATGCGATTACTGCTGGTACACGCAGTGGCATTTCTTTTGATGCCCAAGGTCATATCACCGCAACAACTGCGCTTGTTGCATCAGACCTTCCACCTGCCACCACAGCTGCCGTTGGCGCTGTCAGTGTTCCTGCGGATTCCGGTTTATCTGTATCTGGCACTGGTGAGCTGAGTATTACCAACACACTGACTCCAGGCACAACTTCAGGGATCACATATGACGGCAACGGCCTGATCACGTCTATTACTGCTCTAACTGGGGCAGACTTACCTACAGCAACCCCGAGTGCGCTTGGTTCAGTTAGTGTACCGAGCGCGGGCGGTCTTGAAGTTGATGGCAATGGCGCCTTAGTTATTGCAGATAGTTCAGTCACGGCTGGTACATATCCGAAGATTACCGTCAATCAAAAAGGCGTAGTTACCAGTGGTGCAAATCTTGTTGCCGCTGATATTCCAGACCTTAGCGCTGCAAAGCTAACCAGCGGCACACTTGATACTGCGCGTATCGGCGCTGGCACAATTACAGGCGACAAGCTTGCAGATTCATCTACTGTCACCTTTGGCGGTGCTGGCTCTACCGCTGGTATTGTTACGTTCCCGACCGCATCGTTCCAGGGAGAATTCTTCTTCGATGCGATCAATAGTGATCTGTACCTGTGGGACGGCAACGCATGGCAGCCTGTCACGATCACAAGCGGTGAAATTATCTTTGCTGGTACATATGACGCCTCAACCAACCTCGTCGCGTCTATTACTACGCAAGGTCAAGCTGCCGGACTGACTGTCGGGTCAGTATTGCCAGCTGCATCAAGCGATAACCGCCAGTATTACTTAGTTGTTAGCGAACTCGGTACTGGTAGCGCGCCAGCACCTGCAGTTGCACTTAATCCTCCTGACATTTTGCTTTCCAATGGCACAACATGGGAGTTGCTTGATGTCTCCAGTTTTGTCGCCTCACAGCAAGCAACAAATATCAGCTTTACGCCTTATGGCGACATTCAGTCCACAAACGTTCAAGCAGCATTGCAAGAGCTTGATACAGAAAAGCTCTCGAAGACTGGCGGAACAATTACAGGCAACCTTGAGATCGGCGCTACTGGTTCGCTGACTTTTGAAGGGCCGACGCCTGATCTATTTGAAACAACGCTGGCCGTTGCGGATCCAACCGCAGATCGTACTTTGACGTTCCCGGATGTCAGCGGCACGATCATCACAAGCGGTGACACCGGAACCGTCACGAGCACGATGATTGCCGATGGCACCATCGTTAACGGTGATATCAATGCTAGCGCTGGTATTGCGTTTAGCAAACTTGCAGCGTTGACCAGCGCTTACATGCTGATTGGTAATGCGTCAAATGTAGCGACCGCTGTTCCAGTCACAGGTGATGTTAGCATCAGCAACGCTGGCGTTACTTCAATCGCTGCTGGCGTTATTGTTGACGCCGATATTAGCGCTAGTGCGGCAATCAGTGCCACCAAAATACAAGCTGCCACCACTAGCAATGCTGGTGTTGTTCAACTCAATAACACCACTAGCTCTACATCATCTGCGCAAGCGGCAACAGCTAATGCCGTTAAATCCGCTTACGATTTAGCTGCGCTAGCAATTCCAAAAGCTGGCGGCACTTTTACGGGTGCAGTGACGATCGGCAATACAAGCAGCTTGATTTTTGAAGGTAGTACTGATGATGCGTTTGAAACAACATTTGCTGTTAGTGATCCAACTGCGGATCGTACTATTACGCTGCCTGACAGCACAGGAACTGTTGCGTTGACAAGCCAACTGGACGATGGAGTTTACTGATTGCAGTAAAGTGGGTCATGACTTCCGGCCAGGTCACTGGCGTTAAGGAATGGCCCTTCAGCATCTACGTTCCAATACCGCTAGCAAGCGACCTACGCCTGCCTCGATGGCCGAGGGGCAGCTAGCTATTAACACCAACGCGACCAGTCCTGGACTGTTCTTTAAGGATGCGGGTGGTGCGCTCATCAAAATTGGTCCTGTTCACATCGGCACGTCTGCACCCAATAGCAGTCCCGCAGGATCCAGTGGTAATGCGATTGGCGAGCTGTGGCTAGATACCAGTGGTGGTAATTACACCCTGAAGATCTGGGACGGTAGCGATTGGCGTAGTAGTACTGGTGCATTTGTTGATGCAGCCGGTGACACAATGACCGGCGCATTGATTCTTCCAAGCGGAACAGCGGCAGCGCCATCCCTAGGTGTTGGATCCACAGATAACGGCATTTACAGCCCTGGTACTGATCAGGTGGCCATCGCCACAAATGGCACCGCAAGGGTATTTGTTGACGCAAGCGGACGTTGCGGTGTCGGGATTACTCCGACGACTAATACACGGCTTGATGTTTCAGGCACCTATGTTAGCAATGTTGCAACGGTTTCTGCCCTAGACATTGATTGCAGCGCCGGTAATTACTTCATAAAAACTATCAACGCTAACAGCACCTTCACCTTTTCTAATGTCGCCTCCAGTCGGGCTGTTGCCTTCACTTTGGAACTAACCCATACCAGTGGTACGGTTACATGGCCAACATCCGTGAAGTGGCCAAGTGACACAGCACCAACATTGACAACAGGAAAAACGCACTTGTTTACGTTTGTCACTGATGATGGTGGTACCCGTTGGCGTGGTGCTGCCCTTGTGGATTACGTGAACTGATCATGGATCCTCGTACTCAGGCTTTATTGATGGCTGCAGGCGGTCAGGCTGCTGCTGCCGTGCAAATAGCAACTGTG